CGTAGTCTTCTTCATTGAGTCCCAACAGTTCTTCAATGGTCATCAGCTCTACATCTTCTTCACCACCATCAACACTAACATCACCATCAGGTGTTTCTACAGTCTCTTCAGTCTCTACTGCTTCAGTCGTTTCTGGGGTTTCTACGTTTTCAACAGTCTCCGCACCGGAGGTAGTGTTATTCATTTTCATTTCCTTTTTGTTGTGGGTTTACGTTTCTTGGCTGTCTTTGCAGACTTCTTAAATGCAGCAGCAGTAGGCGCACCTTTGGCACCTTTCTTTCTCATTTTCTCGCCACTACCTGCTTTAATGCGTTTGCGCTTAGCATGTATGTTGGCATACAATCCTTTTTTCTTTGCAGGCATCTTATTTCCTTTTCATTGTGCCTTTTTTAGGCATAGTCTTTTTGCGTTTTGCAGACTTGGCTTTTGCCATCTTAGATGGCTTTTTGCTTGCTGCTTTCTTGGCTGCTGCTTTTCCCTTTGCTGTGTATGGGAATTTCTTTCCGTTTACCTTAGGCATTTTAATCTCCTTGTATTTTAAGACCTTCGTGTAGTTTTAATGGTTCTATATTGTAGCAATACCAATCTATTGCATCGATGTAATCCCAGTCGTAGGCTGTCATCATAACCTCAATAAGTTTATCAAAGTCGTACACCACAGGTTCACTTTTTACGATGGCAGCGTCAAATATTTTTCTTGGCTCAAGATAAATCACATTCTCTCCATAAATAAGGCATCCACATCTTCTGGTGGCATGTCTTCTGTTGTGATCTCATCGTCTACCATTTCTTCTTCAACCCCTTCTGCTTCAGGTTGATTTTTTAAGTATCTGTCATATTGTTTGTCTGATGCCAGCTTGTTGATTTTACCAGCCAGTATCATCAAGTTTCCATCAGACGTTATGTCCTCAAACTCAAATGCAAACTCATCGTCTACGATACCTTGTTCTACAGCATCATCCGTAGCCCCTTGGAACATGGCAAGTACACGTACAAAGTCTGTTGGAAACTCTGTAATGTCTCCCCCAAACGATGGGTAATCCGGTGTTTGCCCAAACTTAGGCAACAAACGATTGGTGGCTTTTACCAGGTTGTTCAATGCTTTTGCGCTAAATCGACCACGCGGTGCCATTTCTGCAAACGCCATTTCTTCATCTTGTTCTGCTGCGCCTATTTCAGCATCTATCATTTCTTCATTCACTCTTCCCCCAAGTTTCATCCAACTTACCACTAACTGCATCACGTGCAGGAAACGCTTCCACAACGGCTTCTTCTTTTGTTTTACCATCTTTCAAAGCCTCCGTGTAGGTTTCTATAGTTTTATCTTGTGCCGTAACACGTCTTTTCTGTGTTTCTACTGCTGTGTCCCAACGATCTTTGGGAAGGTCTGCTTCGCACACAAACCCTCTGCCTTCCATAATCTTCTGCTCTGTATGCTTGTTTGCTACATGCTTACCCAATGCTTTTGAAAAGTAACCATTAACGCCATGTTTGCCCGTCCCAGCCCAACTGCTGTGGCTACCTGGTGCCGTCAATACTCGATACAAATCTCCACCACACCCTTGTTCATAGGTGTCCGCACCGCATACCTTGGGGATGTTGTCGTTTTCGTAGTCCCTGAAAAATATTAGTTCTTCATGACGTTTGGAACAGACTTGGCATTGGTAGGTATAAAGCGGCATTATTGTCTCTGAGTATTAAGCATTTGAGCCAGTTGAGCAGATGGTAGTTCACCTTGTGCACCTATCTCGCCTGGTGTGGTCTGCATCTCTTGCGGTGCAGGACCTCCCATTCCTTGTGGTGGTGCTGGTGGTGCTGGAGGAGCTTCTAAAAAGGATTCTGGCAGGTCATAAATGCGTATCAGTTCGTCTTTAATCTTGTCAGCAGGTACACCCAGTTGAGTAAGCACTGGAAGCAGTTGGACAAGGTTGTTTCGTTTCAGTGCTTCAGACAATGGTGTAGACGACTGGTCCAATGCCACAATCTTAAACTTGGCATCCAAGTCTTGTACGGTGATCACCTTGGGTAACCCATCCACTTCAATCACAGCTTGGTCTTTGTCTTCAGCCAGTAAAGCAATGATTCTAAGGTAAGCAAGAGCAATCAGTTCAATGGCATTGTCCCTCTCTCTAGCGAGCTTACCAATCTCCGATGCGGAGTATTGAGCAAGGGCAGTCACCTCAGTAGCCGTCGCCTTCGTCGCTTCCCCACGACTAAACGGTGCCAAGATGCTGCCGCGATTGATGTCTTGCTCTATGTAAGATAAATACCTGTCAAAGTTACCAGACAAGGGCTCTACACCCACTGCACGGATAATGCCATCAAGTACAGGCTCATCGACTGCAATCATTGCACCATCCACACCGGCAGTAATCTTTGCCAATGCTTCTTCATCCAACGACCCTTCCTTGTACAAGTATTGTCTGGAGTCTCTTCTGACACTGTTGGCCCAATACGTACGCAGGATGTTCTTTTCATAAAACTGGTCATACACCCGACTTACCGCAGACAACCCACACATGGGCTTCTCTGGTTTACGCGCATAGTAAAGTGGACACAAGGGACTCAATGGACGGTCATCATATGTCCGCACTGGTATCTCACTCTTCTCCAACAGCTCCCCACCATCCTTGTAGTTCGGACTCCAAAAGTACAGTTTGTCATATGCCAGGTCATAGAACTCTACTATCTGCACATACAAATAATCATTGGGTAAGTCTTCAGACACTCCAGTGTACTTCTCCTGTGGGGTAAAGTAATCCACCTTCGGTATTGGTGTAAACTTCTTGGAACCAAACCGATCCCGTACCTCTGGCATCGGTAAGTAATACACATGTGCCATAAACCTCTGTTCATCCCACGAACAAGCATCCATATCCACTATTACTTCCCAGCACGGAATCGCACGGATGGATACTTTCTCAAGCATATCCGTGCTATCCGTAGGGGATAACTTAAGGAATGAAGCGGGATAAATAAGGGCAAGTCTTGATGCAATCTCCAGTTGTTCTCTCTTGTCAAACAAAAAACGGTTGACAACAGCCTCAGCCATCTTTGCATTCCCTTCTATGATTGATGCATCTTTCGCCACAACAACAGCAGGGTTGCGAGAAAACAAACTAGCAATAAAGCCCTCAACGTAGCTGAAGCAGTCGGCTGTTTCCACACGGACCATTGTATCGTCCATATATTCAGACTGCCAAAAACGATTCTCGTATACATCGCGGTACCTCTTCATTTCAGCGCGTTGATCATCCCAAAAATGATTGTGCTCATCCAACACTGTACGTATCAACGCTACTGCTTCTCTATTTGTTCTCATTGCTCTTCTCCGTAACAACAACACCACTACTATACACCACTACACTACCATCTGCATTCATCACTTCAAGTTCCTTGTATAGACTTGTATATTGACAGACCAACCTCTTTGGCAAATCCAACACAAAAGACTTCTCCCCTATCTTATACGTTAACCGTACCATGTCAAAGTTAACAACACCATGACAGTCACAAGGATCACAACCACATATACTACATATCGACAATGGCTTACCATCTGGTTTCATGCAAACAACCTTATTTGACGCTGCTCTAACTCTAGCCTGGCTTTGGCTGCTTTGTAGTATTCAGCATTGATCTCATACGCATCCAAATCATACCCAGCACGATGACACGCTACTGCTATACTACCACTTCCCAAATGGGTGTCCAGTATCTTGTTGCCTTCTTTGGCATAGTTGTCCAACAACCACAAATACAAATCCACCGGCATCTCACACGGATGCTTTGTACATCTACCCTCTGCCACAAAGTTGGTCCAGGTCTGCTGATACAACTCTATCTTCTTGTGAAACGTACAACTCGCAATGACTGCCTTACTAAAGTTGGGCATCGGTTGATTCTTTACCCAAACAATCGCACCATGTTTTCCATCAAAACAGTTGTAGTAATTGGCACCAAATATAATCTGATGCTTACTTACTCTACGAAGCTCCGCAAAGTATGCCTCTGTAGGTGTACTGTCATTCCAAGTTACAGCGTCACCACGATGATTGCCACCAACCTGTACAAAGTTTCCAATACCAAACGGTGGGTCTACTATTGCTATGTCATACTGGTTGTCTTCCATACCAGCAAACTCATCCATACAATCACTATTGTACAACCGAATCACTAATACCTCCTATGCAAACTTGGACTTACACCACTGGTCCTTAACTGCTTATTTGCCTTCTGACTTATAATCCAATCCGGCAAAAATGCACTCTGCTTTATCTTAACACTATTTAAACACCAATACGCCAATGCCATCGCCATTGCACTGTCACAGTGACTCTCTACATCCTCTCCAAACCTTAGTATACCCTTCTCGTCTACTGTGATACTTCTAAGCTCTGTCATCGTTACATTGTCTATCAACCGTATACTACCCGTCTGTATCCCCTTCTTTAAGTTCTCAAACAACAACGGCTTACTTCTACTCGTCGTTAGAAAGTCCTTACCCGTATGTGCATCCTTCCAAAACCTATGAAACCCCTGGTGCAACAACTCCTGTATCGTTGCCAACCCATAGTTGTTACTCTCCACCAACGTCAATGCATTGTTGTACGTTACACTCATATCATAAATATAATCTGCCAACTGTACCGGACTAACCGTATTCGACCTGTATATACAGACAGGCTGTAAGGTCATCCTAGACACACAAAAGACTACAGCATAATCCCTACCTACACCACCACTAACATCTACTCCTATCGCATATGTGTCGTCTGCATTCGGTGCCTCAAACGTTACCCACTCTACAGGACTAACAGTCAATACATCCACATGCTCAAAGTCATCATATGTAAAATACGTATTACCACTAATCCTATATGCCTCATCCAAAGTCATTGGATACTCTCGTACAAACTTCTCCCATCCTAACTTACTTATCTTCTCCCTTCTCCATGCAAACTGTCCCAACGTTAGACCGAAGTCCTCCTGTAGCTTGATCTCTTCATCTGTCAGGGTAATGGGTATATCATCCATACAATACTCTGCATGACTAAACCATGGAAAGAACAAGTAATTCCAATCTGCTTCCCCTATCTGATGTTTATGTACCTCTTTCCACAATGCATCGTTGTAATAGTTCGCAGTACTCTCTATGACTAGTTGACCGTCATTCAAGGCACTGATAGCCGTAGCCTTGAGTTCCTCTGGATTCTCTGCAAATGCATATTCTGATATATGCAACATGCTACAAGTCTGAGATCTCAATCCACCTGCCTGTGTTGCTGCTGCTGCTATGATACGTCCACCATCCTTAAAAGATAGTTCTGTTGTATTGTCAGTCTCTAATGGTCTCTTTAATCCCTCCGGTAGATACTGATAAAATCTCTTGTGTATATGTAGCAAGTGTTTAGAACTCGCAATCTTATAGGACAGTATTATTAATGTTAATGGTGTTGTTGCTGTATAAGCTTTCCAAAACATGTAAGCACATACAACTGTACTAGATCCTATCTGTCTAGGCTTAAGTACTAGAGTATCCCTACCTTGTTCTAATGCATTGATTATCTCAATCTGTTCTGCATTGAGTCTAAGGGGTACAACCTTACCAGATTTGTCTACAATGTTAAGACGTTGGATAAACTCAAAAGGGTCACTAAATACCCGCGCTATTTGGTTCTGTATTGATTCCATGTATTGACCTGGTAGGTAGTAAAGAAAGGCTAGCGTATCATGTCCCCATACACCAGCCTAGAATGTATCCTCATGTACTAAAGAACAAAGTACCCTGCATAAGGTGTATTATACAAGACACTTAATACTAGAATACAGCAATTGCCCAGTGTATGCAAGGTTAAAAGATGGTAGCAATACAAGCCCTATACCGGTTGACCTGCTACCTTGTACGGTCTACAGGGGTGTACACACTGTAACACAAAAGGCTTTGTGTACGGACGTATGTAACCCCCTCCGATCCATACTGGCGATAGCATAAACTTAAGATGATAGGGGACACCTATGTTTTTTATTTGGTTGTTTTTTGAGATAGCCACCAGCTACCCCCGTCCCACCCGCCTAACGATAATGTTACAAATGCAGCATGAGTAGTTCGGAGGTGTGGTGCGCTGCAAATGCAGCAAAAGGGTAGCCCAATCTGGGATGTTGCAGCTGCAGCAATCTGGGACCTGGGATATTGCAAGCGCAGCAATTGACGCACGCGCAGCAAAAGCAATCACGTTGTGACGCAAATGCAGCAATCAACCTGGCGCTATGCTGTAAATGCAACAGCTGCTGTAAATGCAGCAATTCACCTGGCGTTATGCTGTAAATGCAACACGGGGACTTGGCGAAACATATTTTGTGTTTTGTGTTTCGGTATGTTGCAAAACCAGCAATTACTGTTTCGGTTTCGGTGTTTCGGTTTCGTCTTGTTTCGTTGTTTCAAGCCACGCCGCGACGCCTGACAAATCCCCTGGGGACGGTTGTTTTAAAACGGTATCGATCTCACGGGTGTGTAACAGAGTGACAAATTTCGACAGGTCACTACCTGAAAATGTTACCGATGAA